AATGATTAGTCGCATTACCAAATTTTGGCCATACACTTTAACCATATCATTAATGTCTTTCTTATCAATTTCGGGTGGCCAGATTACTACGTTTCTTCCAGCATCTATGTACTTTCCGACCAAAGTAACAATTTCTGTGTTGCGAGGCTCATTGTCAAAAATAAAAATTACTTTTGACTTTTGAATTTTTTCAGGCAATTCTTCAATCCAACCAGCACCTTGCATTGCAATTCCATTTGGAATAAACATGGAATCAATTGGTCCTTCAGTTACAAATACAGTGTCGTATGGATTTACTTTATCCAAATTGTACCAAAGGCGTTCTTGATTATCTGCCTTTAGTGTGATGTAGCGAATTGCAGGGTTTCCTTCGTCAAACGATCTTCCCTGAACTCCAATAAGTTTGCCATCTTCATCGTAAAATGGTATGACCAGTCTGGCTTCAGCCTTGCCTTCTCTATCAAAAGCTGACATGACTTTACTAAAATCAGAGCAGTAATAAAAATTACTATACTTTTCTTTCGGTATTTGTCTAGATTCAACATATTTTACTGCCTTGTGCTCATTATTTAGCAAGTCAATCCGCGTTCCAAGATCACTGAAAACCGGTTGTCGTTTTTCTGGTTTTTCAATTTTAATAGGTTCTGGGTTTTTATCTTTAAAAACTTCAAACGCATATTCTTTGCAGAGTGTCGGGCTAATAGACTCAAGAACACCATATAAATTACAGGCAAAACCGCAATTGTGACATTTGTATACATAATGACCTTTGTTCTCAAAAAAGTATCCCCTTGTCTTGGACTTATTCTTTTTTGAGTCACCACACTTAAAACATCTGCATGTGGCTAATGTTTCTTTCTTCCACTTAAACTTCTCAAGTGAACCAGAAACAAGATTTACAAACTTCTTGTCTATATATATGCTCACGCCGATTCCTCAAACGTCCAGTTCACAGCCTTGTTCTTTTTCTTTCCAAATTTTGGATTAAAAGACTGACCATCTGAACCAGATGCATATCCCTCTTCTTCTGTATTGTTGGCGTTGACAAGATTGTTGCTGGTGTTGTCCACATCATAGAATTTCATCTTTGACTTGTTTACACCAATCAAGAACTTTCTATTCTTGGTTAGATCGTTACCGCGATTCTTTAGTTGCTTGACCATCAATTGGCCAGCTTCGGCAAGTTCTTCGTTCTCAATAAGAGCAAAGAAGAAATCCGCAGTCTGTGGCAAACCAAAGCTTTCCGATGTATCTGTCATCTCCATGTCACTGCTCTTCGCACCTTCGCGGTTTACCTGAGTAGCAGTCCACAGAGGAACATTAAATTGTTTGGCCAAACCACGCAACTCTTCAGCGATTCCCTTTACATAGGTATAGCTATTCATTCCGTTGCCTAGTTTGAATCTTGCACAAGAACAAATATTCAAGTAGTCTACAAAGATTACATCGGGTGTAAACTTCTTCTTGATCTTTAACTCTTCCATCAAGTTGCGGAAGTGTGTCACGTTTGCTGCAGCAGTTGGGTATTCTTTAATAATCAACTTTCCACGGCAAATCTTCTTTAGGTTGTCCACTTTGCTTTCGTATTGAGTAAGAGGCATTTGCTCAAGAATATGCATATCCGTATCAAGAAGGTTTGCATCAATTCGTTTTGCAATTTCTTCTTCTGCCATCTCAAGAGTAATGTAAAGAACATTCATATTCTGTGCTAAACATGCTGCTGCATGGTGACACAAGAATGCACTTTTACCTACACCCGATGCTGCCATAACAACGTTCAGTGTTTTCTTGCGAGTACCACCCCGTGTGATCTTGTTGAACATTTCCAGATCGAAGCCAATTTTTTCTTCAACTCTATGGTAGTATTCATAACGCTCATCAACGTCCTCAAGAAAATCGTGCCCTACTCTGGTATCGAATGATACCGAAAGAGCCTTTGACATAATCTCTGGGATAGCATTTTGAGTCTTTTCTTTATCCTTGCCCTCAATGATACCAATGGATTCCATGATACCATTATAAATGGCTTTTTCCTTGCAGAACTTTTCAGTCTGCTCAACAAGCCAAACAGTATCTGATTTCTCCCCTTCCTTGAACATATCATCGGATATGGAAACACACTTCTTGAATTCAATTTCTCCAAGAGAAGTTTCATTTTCAAGCGATACCAATATGGCATCTTTGGTTGGAAGGCTGTTGTATTTAAGAATAAACTTAGATACAATGTTAAAGACAGTCTTTTCCGACTTGTCCTGAAAGTATGCTTCCTGAAGGAAGGGTACAACCTTCCTTGAATAGTCCTCGTTCAAAACGAGGTTTTTCAAGATTACTGATTCCATTTTTGTATTATACTCTTAATTTAAGTTAAGTCTATTAACTGTCTTGATGAACATCATCTTCTAGATCTGACGAATCATTTTTCTTTACTTCTACACCACTCTCAACAATTTTAACAAAAATTTCACCTACAGTGTTTGTAAAATTTATTTCATTTTTATCAAAATCATCTGGTGCATTGATAATATCAATTTCCATAGTAACGTTTAGATCGTCATTTTCTTCTTTGAGACTGATTTTGCCATACTTATAAACAATACCAGCATATTCCCCATTTTTTATTATTATGGGGCAGGTTTGTGTCGGGTCTGTGCTTGCATCATTTAAAAATTCAAATTCAATCTTGCTGTCCATATTTAAAATCTTTCTGTATAGCTGCGTCAAGTTTATCTAGTATGTCCTTAGTATAATACTTTTCTGGGTCGTCGTCAATATTTTTTTCAAAAACTTTAGACCCATCAGGTAATTCAATTCTTGTAGAAATCTTTTTAAAGATTCCATACTTAATAGCTAAATCCGTGAGACCATAATAACGACTTAAGCCACTTGTGTAATTAAGTCTAGTTTCAACTTGAGTATTTTCTTTTACAAATCTATTTTTGTAATTTGTGCACTTAATAAAGTTACCAACAACACCTTCATCAGTTTTGTCCTTTGACTTGGAAAGAGTCAAAATAGTACTTGCCGCATACTTTAATCCAACTCCACCACCAAGTTCCTTAGTTGGAACATATGAACCAATAACTTGATAAGTGTGGTTTGTAAGAAGCATTGGAATATTTGCTTTACCAAGCTTTAAAGTCAATACTCTGAATGTTGCCTTTGTTTGCTGAGCCTTTGTCATGTCTCTGACATTTTTGCCTTCAGCAGAATCATTCATTTCTTTTTCTGTTGACAACATGCCCAATGAGTCAAGAACCATAAACATTGGCTTGCGGTCATCTTCTGGAGTTTCAAGAACATCATTGACGATCTTAAGTGCTTGTATCTTGAAATCTTCAATAGTTGCAACAGGAACCACTGCAATTCTTTCTTTGTCAACTCCTCTTGACTCAAACATATTGGTGGTAACCGCTTGCTCTGTGTCAAAATAAATAACAATTCCTTCTGGATTGTCTTTAAGAAATTGTGAAACAATTCCAAGAGCATAGAAAGTCTTTCCCGTAGCCGGATCTCCTGCTAAGCATGAGATCTTGTTGTTTGGAAGACCGCCGTATAAAGAACCAGACAAAAGGGCATTTAGTACATATGAACCAGTGTCAATAAATCCCGTGACATCAGACCCATCAATACCTTCCGCGACAACTTTTGCGTCTGGATTATTTATCTTTGAAATTAAGCTTTTTAAATATTTTGACATTTATTTTTTTCTTTTGGGTTTTCATTAGCGAAGTTTTGATTTTCCACGTTTTGCATTTCTAGTTTTAATAATAACGGCAGCATAGTTTTCTTTTACTATGCTATGATCAATTTTTAAAGAATCAATAATCACTTCATCATCAACATCAAGAAGTCTATCACCAACCATATAACATGGGCCACCTTCAAAGTCAAATAAGTCAACGCCATGGCGAGTATACAAAGACCTACCTTCGACTTTGTAAGATCCATCTTCAAGAAGTGTTATAATCCGCTCATCACCATATCTAGATCTAATTTTCTTTATCATTTATTAATACTCCTGATTGACTGCCTTAAGCAATTCCATCTCTTCTTTCAACTCTTCTAGCTCTTCTTTGAGTTTATTGATTACTATATTCTGTCTCTGAATTTCTCTCTTCTGTTCTTCAATGACACTATTATTTGAAAAATTTATTTCGTGTTTTGAATTAGAACTAAAAATATATTTACCATCAATAAATTCAGACTTTTTTGTACTATACTGTTTATATTTTTTAGAAAAACTTTTCATTTTTTTATTATACCTCAAACAAAGAAAGAATCAAGTGTTACTTCTTGAGTTATTGACCATCCAATAGCCTGAATAATATTATCAAGAGGCTCGTTGAATGTTTTCTCAAATTGCTTTTGACGGTCTATATACTTTTCAAGATTAAACTGCTTGGGTGGTTTGTTTATAAACCCTATTACCGCATCTCTGCCACCCATTCCATATGGGTTTGGAACCTTCACAAATACGAACTTTATTTTGTCATTTTCCTTTATTGCTGCAACTTCCTTGTCTATGTTTAGCTTCTTAATATATGCATTGTGTAACAGAGCAGCCTTTGTTGCAATAGGTGTACCAGACTTGTATATATCGGAAGTGTCTAGGTACTTACCAATACCTTTAACTCCGCGAGGAGAGGCAATGTCTTCTATAGGTAATTTCATAAACTCATCATAAAATTTATTCACATCATTGCGCAACTCCTCGGGAGTTTTGGTAAGGATAATTTTAATGCAGTCTTTTAACTTATTTCGAACAATTGCTGGCGTACTGCTTCTTGCAGTTTCAAGGCCCATGATTTTAAGCTTTGGTTCCTTGAAGCGAACTCCTTCCAAATCTTGAACCAATAGAGCATATCGCTTCTTTGCAATAAACATTCCCGCTGAAGCAATTGCCTCTCGCTTGAAGAAAATTTTATTTTGAGAACAACCTAGGGTTGTAGCCAAGAGTTCCATTTCTTTCTTGAATTCTGGCTGTATCTTTTTCTCACAAACATCATTGATAAATTGAGTTATATCTTCAATGTTTGTTTTTGCCGATACCTTCTGAACAACTGCATCCAAATTAAGGTATACAGAATCCGTATCTACAGCCAATACATAATCCTTATCATCTTTTGTAAGATTTTGAATATAAGAATTCATGGCTATTTCTGCCTTGCGAATGATAACTTGTCCAGTTACAGTAACTGCAGTAGCCAATTCTGGAGAAGAATATACAAACGCAGGATTTCCTAGGCATCCATAAAGGCTGTTTGCCAAAATCTTTTTTACTGACTGACGAATTTTGAGAGCAGCAATTTTTGGAATAAGATCCTTATTCTTAGTCTTCTCGTATTCTTTTTCCAAATCAATCATCTTTGACTTTGCTTCTTTTCGCTGATTGAATGTGCGTTCAATCAATATAGGAATAAAGCCAGAAATTTGATTGGTAAACATACTGCCATTGCATGCTAAACATGCATTTTTACTTATTGCATCACCAACCATATCAGGAATATCTTTTCGTTTACTACGAAGAAAGTCATCTGCATTTAATGATGCATCTTTGTAAACACAAGTTTCGGGAGAAATATTCCATTGCATGATAATAGAAGGATATAGGCTAGTGGCATCAAAACTAACCACATTTTTGTATAGCCCCGGAGTTACTTCTTTTACATATGCACCGACAAATTGATCGTCTTTTGCGTAACTTCGCTTAAGAGGAGGAATTACATTCTTTTTTGCCAAATAATCACAGCAAATGGTTTCCCAAATGCGTGTTGCAAAGAATACAGTATCGAACGTAATCTTTGCTTCGTATGCAATAGATACAGCTAGATCAATAAGTTTTAATTTACTGTCAAGTTGCTCAACCAACAATACGTCTTGTACATTATATTCAGCAAACTTCTGAAAGTTTTGCGTATAGAAGTCACGCATCGACCCATATTCGCTGTAATCCAGTTTTTGAGCATCTAGTTCCACCTTTGCTATGAAGTTTAGGGCGTAACTTTCCTGACTGGTACCAGAAAACTTTTTATACAAATCCATGTAATCCAAAATGGTATATCCGGGGAATTCATAAATTTTGTAATTCTTCCCACCAATATCTGTTTCCCGCATTTTCATCAGACCAAAAGGCAACCAACTTTGAATTTCTGATTCATCAAAAAACAGCAACGCCCTACCTATTATATAGGGTATATCAAAGAGCTTAATGTTCCATCCTGTAATAATATCTACATCTTCTTTTGAAAGAACTTCAAAAGTTTTCTTTATGAGTTCTTTTTCAGAACTGGTTATGATAACTTTACAATCTGGAAGATCTATTTGCTTTGATGTGATCACGTAGGTAAGACCCCCTACACGAATACTCATCAAATTAATCTTTTCATTGGGTTTATCCAAATCCGGGAATCCACCCTCAGTTTCACATTCAAGATCTAGATAGGCTACTTTGACCGTGGAAAGATCGTATTCCACCTCAGCCTCATAAGTCTCCATGATATATTGAGTGATAAAATCAGTGTTTCCATAAATCGGGCAATCATCTAATTCCCTATATTGATCCAAAAATTGTCTGCAATCATACAGCGTGTCAAACCGCATTCGGTTGACTTTGACCCCGTTCAGGGTACGATATTTGGTCTCTTTGTCCGTTTTAATAAACAAAGAAGGTTTAAAAGAAATGGTGTCCGTAAAACGTTCACCATTCTTGTATCCTCTAACGAGAATTTTGTTGCCTTTTAGGGCACACGCCGTGTAAAATTTCATTTCTTTGTGTCTTTGTCCTTAAGAAGTCCAGCAAGTATGACACTATAGTTAATGATGTCAACTATGGCGTCATAAACGCTTTCATTCTTTAAACATAGCTCTCCACGGTTAAGATATGTGGATATTCTTGACATCTTATCGGTCATACGAATGAGAACTCCTAACTCGGCAGTTGAAAAGCCAAGATATTCAGCGCGCCTGAAGTTCATAAACGGATCTGATGTAGAAGCATAATCATTATTCTTCTTTTCCATCAATTCTTTAGCTTCGCTACAAATTTTGTCATGCAATTCAAATAGTTCATTTCTAGTCATAGTTTTA